ATTCCTTTGCCCCTTGCTATATCGGCGAGTATCTTCAGAGCGTCCATTTTTGCAAATAAGTCTTTTTTACGCTCTTCTACCTCTGCGCTTATCAATTGCTTTGATACCTCCTCGTTAATCGTTTTTTGCCACTCTTTAAATTCTTTTTGGGCTTGTTTCCAGTCCTTACTGAATGTTTTTTCTGTTTTACTGAACTTTGCTGAATATTTACTGAACATTTCCCCAAACGACAAGAGAGGAGACTTTTTGAGTTCCTCTAACATCCATTGTTGTCTATTTTTTGGGGTGTTATTCATATTTCTGAATAAGGTTTTTTGATTGTTTCACAAAGTTTTTTCATTTCCTTACATAAAGGATATAGATATTTTATTTTGCCTTTTGTAACATATTCAGTTGCGTTCTTGTCTAAATTTTTCAGTATAAAATCTTTTCTTGATATTCCTTTCAATCCTCCTTTTTGCTTTATAATATCTGAAATCCTACGTCCGTGAATACGCTTGCCATTTATGATCCAACTGCTATCAGTTTTATTTTCATAAACCTTCCCTACAAAGTACCAGTTAGTAGCCTGATATATTATTCCTTTGTGTGATTGGTCAATATCAGCATAAGAGACTATCATTTTGCACAAAGGGACGTCTTTTTTTACTTTCTTAATTGCTTTTGCTAATACTTGTGATGTAGTTTCTTGCTTACCATTAAGCGCCATTCTTACAAGTTCTATGATTTGTCCTTGTTTTAGATTATATTCTGATCCAATATTATTATTACTGCCTGTCCCAAATACTACACAACCACACCATTCATTATTATCATTAAATACTGAATAAGCAAATGTATTCACTGGTACTGATTTTGCATAATGAAAATTCAAACAACTATATTTTATCGCTTTATTGCTTGCCAATTCTAATCTCATAATTCACCACAACTTACAGAAAAGTAAGCCCCTTTATATTTTCTATCAATTAATTCTGTAATATCAGCTTCTGCCTTTTGCAATTGTTCTGCATTTTCAAAAGTTATTTTTATAATTGCAGGTTTGTTTCTTGAATCGTCTATTAGTTCATCTTCATTAAAACTATCTTCTGAATAGTTTATATCCTTTTCTTCAATCTCAACCCCCAAATCTTCTAATTCAAAACCATACTCATCTGCTATTGCTTCTACATCTTCAAGGTCTATATTATAGTTTTGATGCGCGGTAGTGTTTGCTAATATTTGTGCCTTGTAGTAGGTATCTGTATCATCTTCTATATCATTGCGCACAATTACAGGATACTCATTCTCCGCAAGGGTTATTTCCTTTGGTACTAATCCCTTTTCGTCAAACTTCTCCTTTCGTGCGTGTCCTGAAATGATTGTCCCCTGTTTGGTTACTGATATACTCTCAATCACTCCTACCTCATCGATAGAAGTGCTAAGTAGTTCCATACCTTTTTCTGTATGCTTGTTTGTGTTTCTCTTACTTGGTTTTATACGTATCATTTAGATATATAATTTAACAGTGTCTTTTGTATATAATTTTCTTTAAAAATTGTATTTTGCTATTTCTGTATTTGATTTTCAACTACTTTCTGAAACTCCTCAAATGTATAGCATACAGCATAGGTATGCCCAAGTGCGATGACTTTCTTCTGGAAATCTTTTTGGTTTTGCGTTTGGCGATTGCCTTTGACTTTCATTTCGATATAGAGGCTTTTGCCTTGAGGAAGTAGCACCACCAAGTCGGCAACCCCTGATAATACCCCCTCTGCCTTGAGGCGTTGCGCTTCACGAACGTTGCGAGTGCCTCCGTTAGGAACGGCGTATATAACGAGGTGCGGGTATTGGTATCTGAACCAGCGCACGCAGGCGGTTTGGAGGGTGCTTTCTTGGTGTTTCATAGTAGTCTATTTTGTTTCAAATACTTCTCTTAATATTTCAGTAGGATAACTCTTAACGAAGCCGTATTTGGCATCATATTCGTTACCCATAGGTATAGAACGTTGTACGCATATTTTTGCGGCTTTTCTCCCTAATGATATAGCTAACTGCAAGGGCACTCTTTTGCCTATGATATTGCTATATCCTGATATGGTAAAATAGTCTTCATTTTTGGTGGTGATTTTAGCTTCTATCTTAGTGAGACGCTCATTTTGCAAGGCTATTTGCTCAGCTTGTGCTTGTTGTGCTTTTTCTAAGGCTATCATTCCTTGTGCTTGAGCCATTAGTATTTCTCCTGCTGTCATTGGTTTGTTTGCTTCCTCAAAACGTTCCAACCACTCTACTACACGCTTGCGAACAAATTTACTTTCACGAAGTAGCACTTGCTTTCCTTGTGTAATAGTGAGTTCAAACATAGGATATTCCCGCCCCCGTTCGTTCTTGTATTTTGACTCCAAAATTTTTTGGAGTGAGATTTCTTCTTCAAATTCATCTCTGATAATAGAAAGCATCGTGTCGTGTCTTAAAGATGTATCCTTACCTTCTTCTTTTCTGAATAGGTTGATTTGCTCTACAAGTTCAAGGCTTGTAATAGTCTTTTTGGGTGTAATTCCTTGTGATGAGAGTATTAGGGTATTCATTATAATTTATTGTTTTACAATTTCGGCTGCAAAGATACGAAAAACTTTAAACTATTCCTACAAAAAAAATAATATAATTATTTGTGTACCAGCATTTTGCATAGTCATTTTACATAGTCATTTTGACGGGGCAAAACGGCTGTTAATATGAAAGCCGTTAGTATCACACTAACGGCTTTCTATTAAATGATTGTATGTTACTTCTACGCTTCTAAGTTCTCAATATTACGAAGTTTATCTAAATAAAACGCTCTGATATTCTGATAATCTTCATCTGTAAATTTGTTATCTCTGAGCCTCATTCGCTTATGAGTAGCAGCTGATGTACTCTTCTGAATGGCGCGTGCTACCTTGCTATCGGATAGTTCTAATTGCTGAATGATGTATATTACTTTTTCGTGTGGTGTCATACTTCTTGTGTTATCATATTAGTGCTGTACCATTCCCACGCTTCATCTAAGAATTGTGTTTCAGAAATAGCAGGAGCTAAAATACCCCCTACTTGTTGTATATTATTTTGCAATACTACAAGTGTGAATTGCTCATTGTCGTTGTAGGTATATCGCTTCTGTGGCTTGTTTCGTAATTCATTATTGAGAATTACCTGCTGTGTACGCTCTCTAATTACCAATACTAATGATAAGTAATGAGGTGAATAGATGTAATAAAATCCGCTTGGCATCTGTGTAGGCTCTATTGCCAACAAGAATTTGGGCATTTCTAATTCAAAAAGTTTGCTTTTACTCATAAATTTTATAATTTTGCACCCTCATTTCTAAGGGTTTTTAAATTGTTAGAATTGTTTTAATTTTACAAGTAAGCCCCTAATGTAGTGTTAGGGACTTGTTTTTAATTATTGTCTACCATGAAAGCCCTGTTTTCTTGGTTTTGTATATAAACTATCATCTATTTGTTGAGGCTCTCTGAAATCCTTGCCAGTTGCACAAAGATATTTTGCATTATTAATCGCTTGCATTTCATCTTTTGCTTTTACTATTATTGTACCATTACCGCCTATATACTTGGTGTAGGTTACTCTGAATGTTTTGTTTTCTGTTTTCATTTTGGATAAAAATAATTGTTAAATAACTTCTTCTTCATATACCACCTCGCCAGTTTCATTACAAACGACTTGTACTATACCCCCCTTGTAGTCTTCGAAGTAGCTGTGATTAGCACCGTTGAATGATTGAATGTAGTTCTTGCAATATTCTAATGTTTGCTCGAAGCCTTTATCATTAGAATTATTATCATCATTGAATACTACATTGTAAGTAGTATTAGTAACGTTGTTTTTGTCTGTTGTTGTCATTTTCTAAGTGTTTTTGAATAGTTATTACTTGTTTTAATTTTACGCTGCAAAGATACGGCAAGCATTTTAATTACGCAAGTATTTTGCTTACTTTTTTCATTTTATTTTGTTCAAAATGTAACAATCATTTGTAAGTACATATTTATTAGGTAGTTATGTAATTATTTTTCTGCAATAAAAAAAGGCAAAAGGTAGTGTTGTACCCTTTGCCTTGGTGAGTTACTCATATTCGCTTATTATAGGCTGCTCTATCTCATACATTATAGGCATTCCTATTTCGGTAGCGATATAGTGCTCGATACGTGCGCCTTTGCTTTCTTTCCACCCTTGTAGCATATAGATAGCCTTGCATTGTAGCAGGTCGGCAATATCTTTAAGCATATGCGCTTCCCAAGAGTCGTGCTCTGATAGTCCGTTTTCTAAGGGGTTTACGGGCTCATAGCCTAATCTTTTCGTTGCTTTGGCTACAGCAGCAAAGCGTTTGCGGGTTTCGGTGAGGTCAGTACCGCTGATTTTTCCTGATATGTAGATTTTCATATTAATTCTAATATTCTAAGTTGTTCAGAAGTTAGGGGTTCAAAGTAAATATAATGATAGCCTTTATTTGCATAAAATAGCGTTCGTTTTTTATCTATTTGAATACTCATTAATTTATCTATCACAATATACTCTTCAATATCCCAAAATTTCCCCCATTTTCCAATATAGTCTTGATAGTTTATAGGAGGCTTTATCCGTACCTGATTAAACCCTTCAATAGTGTATTCGGTAAATGAAAGGGTTGGGGTATATAGTTCATTCAATGAACCATTAGCGGTATACCACATCTTGATTTTAGAATCAAATGTTACCTTAATACAAAAGTCGTCAATTATATTATTGATATGAGTTATTGTACCCCAACCAAATAATATATCAAATACTCTGTCGCCTAATTCAAAAATTATTTCCTTATTTTTGTTCACTTTTGTAGATTTCAATTAATTTGTACACAAGTACTTCTTCGGCTATATCCAAAGGGACAAGCCAAGATGTATATTTGTTATTTTTCATATATTTATCCTTTAAATAGGTACATTGACCAACTTATTGCAACTTCCTCATTGCGATTGTCTAATTCTTTGAGTAAACTACCTATTTCTTTATCCTCACTAAGTTCAGGAGGAACTTGTAAATAGAGTTTTTTAATTATTTCATTATGAAATTTTGTGTGTTTTTCAACCTCTGAGAGGTGTGTTAGTGCCTCTTTTAAATACTTTAATAGTTCTTGTTTATTCATCTTGTTTGTCTTTGATAAATTTTCCATTAATAATTTTACCTTTTCTGTTTTTGATTTCGTTGTAGGCGATATTGAGGCACTCCTCAAGGGTGGTGTTATACAAGTCAGCCAAAGTGTACAAACAATCAAATATCAACGATATGTAAAGGCTTATACTATCACTTATTCTTATTTTATAAATACAAGCACTTCTCATCAATTCTGATAAAGTTTCATTGATTGTAAGTGATGTAGGTATTACTTTTGCATACTCATCCCAAATTGTCTTTTTGTACTTGCCAAAAAAAGATAGCGCATCTCCATCTATCATATAGCAATAGTTAATGAGAGTTATTATCACATCGCCAATAGCGTCCTGTATGGCGGGCTTGTCGTTGTCATAACACGCTTTGATAAGCTCTCCAACCTCATCATGAGTCTTTAGGAGTTCATCAAAGGGCGTTAGTCGCTCATAGATTTCTCTTTCTTTTGCCCATTCTTGGATAAGGGGCACGAGTTCTTGGATTGTTAAATTTGGTGTATTCATTTGTCTTTAGTTTTTAATTCTTCTCTAAGCCCCTTACAGTAGGAGCGGTAATTGATATTGGACTCTCTCATTAGTACATAATCGTACCATTGTAGTATCTTTCCTTGAGGTTTGTTGTGCTTCATATCGTAGTATATATCTTCAATATTGAAGACGTAATCCGATAGGCATATAATACCTCCCCCTACATCGTAATTGTCAAATTCAAATTGTAGGTCTTGCTTGTGGCAAAACTCCTTGATGAGATTACGCGCAGCATACTCGAATAACTCGACCGCTTCTTGTTCTTGTGGTGATTGTTTTTTCATTATTCTTTATACTTTTCGTTAATAACATCTAAATGCTGGTATATCATTTCTGATAGGTCGTTAGAGTACGACTCAAAGGCGTCTAATAGTACTTTGTCGTCTTTCATTGTTTTCTTAAACTGCTTCACGGATTCTCCGCTGAAGTGTTTAAGCTGTCTGAATGAGCGTTTAAATTCGTGGCTGAATTTGCTGTCGTCAATTCCATGCATTAGTTCGTTGAGGCTATCAGCATACGATAGGGCAAGGATTGCGTAATGGGCTATCTTCTCACGTTTTAGCACGGGCATTACAACTGCTTTATCGTGCTCGTCAATTGCGATATTCATTAGGGTTCGTGCTTCTTGTGGAGTTATATTTAGCCCTCTTGCACGGAGTTCTGTTATAAATCTGTTGTTATTCATTTTTGGGTGTTTTTGTGTTCGATTAGTGTTCGCCTTGTGTTCGATTAGTGTTCGGTGTTTATTGTAGCGATAACATTTCCGATAGTTCTTTGCCTTCTCTGATGAGCCAGTTATAATAGAATTGCAAGGTTACTTCTTTTTTTATGCGTAATATCTTGCCCTCTTTGTCTGTTTCCCCTTGTTGAAATAGGCTGATGAGGTTCTTTACCGTGGTAAACTCTTTATTATCCTTGGCGATGGCTTGCTGGTGGCGAAGCTGTTTATCGCTCTCACTTCGCATTAGCTGCCTATCACGTTCTGTTAGGGTGGCAAAGTAGGGTTTGAGCGTTCCTCGCCTTTGTAGGGCTTCGTATATTGGTACGGGTAGGGGAGGCATCGATTTTGTGGTTTTGTACTCCTCAAAATGCTCATTGAGCCAACGGAGTACGTTTTTTTCTTTTTCCTCTTCTGTCATAGTATTTTGATTTTCGGGTAATTGTGAAATGTTAATGTTATGCGTTCGCTGAGTGTCTTGCAGCCATTGGCGATATTTTCCTAAAACCGTACAGACGTAAGACACGTCAAAGAATTGAAAATGCTCTGTTACGTCGCCAAATTCCCCGCTTCTATCCATCTGAAAGGATTTGTATATCTCTTGAAAAGAAAGTCCTGAAAAACGGCTAAAAACAACATTCCATATTTCTTGCTTTTGCAAAGGGTCGATTTCGCCTTTTACGCCTACAAGTGCTGCAATGCGGGTGAATAGCAGTCCGAATATAGGAGCGATTGCTTCGCGGTCGAGGTTTTTAAGGAGTGGGTATTGGTGTCCTGTTTTAGCTATTGCCAAAGGTG